TGTTCATAATCGATCACGGAAGCGTCAGCCTGGCGCTGCATCGCGCTCAACAAAGCACTGGCGCTTCGGTCATCCATCACCCAGCCCGGCAAATTGGCCGGCCGCCCATCTTTCGCACGGAAGCGTCCGGCGGGCAACAGCTTGATTTCATCGGGTGCAGTGCTGCCCAACTCGACCAGCTGCGCGGATAAGGCAATTTGGGAAAATTTATGTGTGCTCATGGGTACGCAGTCTAGGCGTTCCAATGGCCAAAAGGAGTTAAAGCGCTTTAATATTCGCCGGAAGGCGATCTTGAATGGCTCAAAAGTGAATTCGAATTCACATTTGAGTGTATTTATGCCCCTTAGGGTATTGCAGGAAGCGAATTCGAATTCGCATTTGAAAAACGGTGTTCGACTACCGTTTTGAGTGCATCACCAAAAGTGAACTCGAATTCACTTTTGAGCAGCTGCCAATTTATTTATGCCCTTCAGGGCAGTCATGCAAAAACACCCCCCACCTTGGCAGCCAAATCCACCATAAAGCATTTACGGACGTTTATGATAGGGCAAAACCCGTTGTGGCCTACCGATACAGCACCCAGTGCTGTTATCAGCCTTAAAGCGCATTTTTTAAATAACGCGCCATGGTCGCCAAAATCATCACCTCATCCGCCGCCGACACCCCCAAAAACGGCCGCGCCGGAATATCGCCCCACAAATGCGGGAACTCCGCCTTGCTGCCGCCGAACTGCATCATCGCCGCCTGTTCCTGAGTGCTAAAGACTTCCAGCACATCACCGGACACCGCATAGCTGATTTGCCGCTCCAAGTCGCCATGATTGACCAACGGTTTGCTCCCTGACTTACGCGCCAGCGTCGCCGCCGTATTCGCCTGCCAAGGCGCACCATCCGGGGCCACCCCCGTCGCAAAACGCTGCTTGGTCGATTCCACCAACTTCAGGCCGATCACCTGCAACGGCCCGGACAACCCCACCCCCGCCCCTTGCAATTTACGCAAAGCCCTTCTAATTTCCGTGTCATCCCAACTGACTTCAAACATTGCAACTTTCTCCGGATTAATCTATCGTATTGACTGGGAGCGAGGCGTAGAAATTTGGCGTCTACGCTCATTTATAACATGGATGGAAGAACTGCCGACCTCCCGCTCCCGACTTAAAACAGGTATAATCTGCCCAAGAGGGAAGAACGGAACAGCCGTAAGCTGGGGGCAACGCAACTTGCATCAAAGCGGTCTCTACTTCGCAGTCTTAATCATCAGCGTCTTCAACGCCACCGCCCGCATTTTTGCGCCCATCACCTCAAACACGCACCGGAACGTCTCGCCACCCACCACCAAAGACGACACAAAAAACCCATCACCATCGCCCGCAACCGCATCCCCCTCATTCAGCACCTGCGCCACCCGATCAAAATCCGCAGGCTTCACAGCCCGCTGCCCCTTGCCATCAAACGCATGCTTATTCACCGCATGACGCACCGCGTCCGCAGGCAACAACACCAAAAAGCCCGTCATATCCACATGCACCAACGGCTTTAACACCTCAGGGCGTGCCACAAACCCCAGCCAACCCAACGCCTTCACATCCGCATCCGCCAACGCTTGCCCGGCAAAACTAGAAGCCTTTTTGTCAGCATTAATATAGCGGTTCACATCCTTAGTCAACGACCGGCTAATCGCCGGTGCATAACGCACCAATTTATCCTGCACCATCGCCCGCAACTGCGTATCCGCCGCCAAACTCTTCCCCGGCGTATACCCAAAGCCATAATCAACGCCCTTCGGCATCGTGTGTTCCACCCCATAGCGGTCCACCTTGGTATACTCCCCGTCATCCGGGGCCGGCTTGCCATCAAACTCAGACGCATCCACCGGCTCAACCCGGCAGCGGCACAACCAACCGCACGGCGGATAATGCGACCCCCACCACGGATCATCATGCTTCAGCACCGTACCGCTCCATGCCACATGCAACGGTCTCGGGTGCGCCACCGAATCGTTATGCACATACTTCCAATACGGCAGCGCCTCCAGCACCTCCGGACGGGTCAATTGCCCATAACGCCCGGCGGCATAAGAGCTGGACAGATTCGTCTGATAAATCACCCGCGTCCGCCAATCCCGCCCCTCCGCCGTCCCGGACCCCGTCCAGCCCTCCCAGCCATGCTTTTTTACAATGCCGTCAAACTGTTTCCGGAACCAATCCAGACCGTGGCCTTCGGCAATCGCCTTATCCACCGCCCCCTTCAAATCCGTCAGCAAATCCGCCTTGGTCGCCCCCGCAACCATAAACGCCCGATCATGCGCCGCATTCAGGATATCGTCATAATGCTGGCTGGGCATCGGCAGCTTTTGCTTAAAAAAGCTTTGCTGCTCAACAAACGGCTTACTGAACTTACCATCGCCACGCGCATTAAAAGCCACCTGGGTAGGGCTGACCAGCAAACCCACTAGCCACCGCCTTGCACATCAAACCGGCCCGCCAAATCCGCCACCGAAAACGCCAGCGCCATCACCTTCGTCAACTCATCGTTGTCCAAACCGCCATACCCGTTGAGCAGCTTGTCGCGGAACGCCTCCAGATTCTCAGCCTCGTCCAGCCAGCCGTATATCTTGGCTATCATCGCCTGCACCGAAGGGCCCGCCGCCTCCGCCAGAATATCCGTCTCCGCCGCCACCGGCGTAGTATCAATATCCGTATCAGCAGGCCAGGGCTTATCCCCCGCCTTATCACCCATCAACAGCGCCCATTGCGCACGCAACGCCCCGTCACCGCCGCCACCCGGCGCACCCGCCCGGCTGGCGGTCAACACCGGCTCATCATCGACAGGCAGCGGTATCTTCAACTTCTGGCTGACAAAACTGATCGGGATGGGCTGGCCGGCATTGGCCAGCACCGGCAACGACTCGGCATACAGCTTCAGGTCTTCCGGCTCCTGCGTATCACTCACAAACGCCGGGCTGCGCGTATCCGCAAACAGGCCGTTCAGCAGCGCAATCGGATACACCAATTGCACACTCAGCGTATTATCCAGCTGCCGAGCGTCATCATCACGGATACCCAGCCGCACATCGTTATGCACCTCGCCCAGCGCCCGGTTGCCGTTCTTCGCCGTTGAAGAGGTCAACGTGCCGCCTAAAATAGCCTTCGATATCGCATCGTCCGCCCAGTCCATCATCACCTTAAACGATTCGGCGTTACCGGTGCCGGTGACCTGCGACAATTCCATCATCATGGTGTCCGGAATAATACCGGCAGCGTGATGGCCAATGGACAGCAAAGCATTCATCAAATCCATTTTCTGATCATCCGGCGTACCGGCCGGATATTTGCCAATGCGGATCGGCAAGCCATAAATCTCCAAAAACTCAGCCAGATCGCGCACCGAGTAATTTTTGAACAGATACGGCCACGCCAGGGCACGGTGCAAGCCGGTGCGCGCCAAATAGCCCGTCCGCGACCGATGCAAATGCACCAGCCAACCGAATGGCGTCAGCGGTGCGCCATACGGCTGGCTGGTGTCACGCAGATGCAGCACATCCTTCTCGAACGGCGGCACCATAAACCAAGACGGGGTACGATGTGCCAATTGTTCCGGCATCCACAAGTTTTGTGCATTTTTAGCCCACGCGATCTCCGTACACGAATAACCGTGACCAATCGCGTCCAGCAGATCAAAACGGATTTCGCCCATATCCAAACCGTCGCGCAACAGGTTTTCCAGCAACCGCGTATTTTTGCGCTCAGTCGCCGTCGCGTCACGCGGCGGTGCCAAATGCCAGTCCAACTGCTTGACCGCCATCTTGCGCTTGCCCATTTCCGCGCCGATATGCGCGTCTTTCTCTTCCATGTCCATGAACAAATTGGCCTGGTCAATCAGATAGCCCTGTTCTGCATGTAAAAAAATAGCCGCCAGCTTGGCCGGTGTCAGGCCGCGCGACGGATGCATAGCAAACTCGCGCGCTAAATTTTTCGTGGTCGGGCCGTCCGATTGCAGGTTTTTAGTGACCGTACCAGGGGTGATCAGCTTTTGAAACCAGTCGTAGATAAAACTCATTTACCAAGCTCCAGAAGAAGGGATTTGCAGGGTTGTTTTGTCATCGCGTTCGTCACGGTCACGCGCAGACTTTTCCGGCATCGCGTTGAACTCGATCAGGCCATAGGATTTACGCATCGCGTAATTGGCCAAGAACAGGGCTATCGCACCATCACCATGCCGCTGCAGCTTTTTGCCATCGGCACTTTTGGTCTGCGACTTAGTTTGCGGCACCTTCGGCACGCCGTTAATTTTTTTAATCGCCATCAGATCATCGCGCACCTGCTCGTCTTTAGGGATATCGGTCAGTTGGCCATCTTCCAGATCGGCCTTAAATTTTGGCATGTTCTCGCGGTAAAACGTCTCCGACGCCATCACGCACTCCACTTTAGCCCCGTACTTGCCCGCCGCAAATTCCGCCAGTGCCGAACCGATGCCACGGCCATCAAGTGCCGCCGCCCTAAAGCGCGGCAAGCGGTCACTGATATAATTAAAAATCTGCTCCTGCTGCCGGTAAGGACAAACCGACAGCTCCACCCACAACACCACCCGCCGCCGCAAATCCGCACCCTCGGCCAGCACCGGATAGCAGGTCAAATCGCCCACCCGGCCATAATCGCCGCCCAAACCGTGCGGACGGGCAGGATCAAGCTTTTGCAAATGCGGCAACAAGTTTTCATCACACCACAGCTGCACCACCGCAAAACGCGCCTCCTCGCTCTCCAGCACAAAGCCCGGCTTCCACTCGCCACGCACCACCGGTGCAGATGGGCTCATCAGCGACAGCACCAAGCTCATCGACAAATAGACACCGCCCCCTTGGGACGGGATCAAATCCAGCTCTTCATCCGCATCGTCACCATAAAAATCATACGTGTCCTGTAAAAACGCCGCTTCCGCACCGGTCGTCCAAGGGATGCCACGCCGCAAACAAATGCGCTGGAACAAGCCGTCCGCCACCGCCTCCCGAAACGCAATACGATGCACAGAACCCTTGCGCTTACCGGCCCGCACCTCTTGTATCAATTGGTTAAACGCATTCTCTTCGCCGTCATGGGTCGAAATCAAACGCACCTTGCCGCCCCAAATCAGGAACGCCATCGCCGCCTTGATCAGCTCGCGCAAATCATCCTGGAACGCCGCCTCATCACCCACCAGCACACCCTGACGGCCACGCAGCTTGCGTGGCCGGGAGGCCAGCGCGGTGATCCGAAAGCCGCTCTCCGGAAAGCGGATGGTATACGTCTTGATATGCTTGTCTTCCTCATCCTCATCCCACAGACCTTCGCCAATATAGTCCGCCGCCCGATTAAACTGCTTGGCCCATGCCGCGCAGGCGTCGATATACTCCTCGGTCATATCCTTGTCAGTGCCGATGTAATAGACATTCTGCCCGCCCGCCTCTTTTGCCGCCGCAGCAATCAACACATCGTCGGCCGCCTCGGCAAACGTGATGCCCGTCCGGCGGGCTTTTTCGGCGATCTTGAAAGGGGAGGGGTCAGCCACCCAGCGCTGCTGCGCCGGATAAAGCACCGAAGGCAGGTTATCGGTCATGCCGCGTCCGCAACACCCAGCATCTCGCGCTTGAACGCGGCAATCGCATCGCTGCTCAGACCGCTACGCTTGGCAATATCCGCCGCTTTCTCAGTGGCTTCCGCCACCGCTTGCTTGCGCATGTCCTGCACCCTTTTTTCATTCAGGTTTGCGCCGCGCTCCAGCTTTTCCACCGCTTCCGCCAACGCCTTAATCAGCTTCGGGTCTGCCGGCGTCTCATCCTCAGACAAACTAATAGCTGCTTCAAACGCCAGATTGCGCACCACCTCATTCAGCAGCGCCCCCACCTTGCCTTGCGGCTCATTGCCGATCTTGCCTATCCACATATCCGCAATCGCCCGGCTTTGCGTCAGCTTCGCGCCAATCTGGTCCATCTGCACGGCATAACGGTTCACCGCACTCTTGCTCACCGGCGCGTCGCCCGCCCCCGCCAGAATCGCGTTGATCTGCGCCGTCGCCGCCAACTGCGTCACCCGAGGGTCACGCAACAGTGCCTGCAACTGCTCCAAAACATCAGGCGCCAAGGACTTAATAGAAGACTTCACTCCCATCACGCCACCGGCCTGGGTCGTGCCACGCCCTGCACATGCGCCAATCCCAGTGCCACATCAACGCCCTCGCTACGCAGCACCGCCACCGTACAATCATACAGCTCATTAGTGGCCAGCAACTCCATGTCCTCCAACCAGGCCAGATCATTGCGCACCACCGCCAGCAAAGCCCCTTGCCCAGCCTGGCTTAACAAGGTGTGCAGCAGCCGGTCATTGATCGAATAATTCGGGTCTTGTTGCAACAACTGCAAAATCAGCAATCTGCGTCTCTCTGTCAATAACGCGCTAGTCATGTTTATTCGCCCCTTTAGACAACCCGATCAGCGTCCCGATCATCAGCTGGCTATCCTTAATGCCCTTATTAATCTCATCAACCCGGTCATGGATACGCACAATCTCCGTCCGCCAACGCTCCTGCGTCGCATCCAGTTCAGCCCGGCTAGGAATCTTCACCAAATCATTCTCCACGGTCGTCATGCGTTTCTCAATCGCCGCCTTATGCGCCTCAAAAGCCTGCACGGTGGCCCTCTGTTGCTTGTCATACAGCATATAAAAAAAGGTCGCCACACTGAACAACAACGCCAACGCGCTGACACCCAGCCGCCCCCATTCCAATATTTCAGCCATAAACCCGCCCGTTACGCTCAATAGCACCCTGGCAATCCACGCACCTCGTCACGCCTGGCACAATCTGCCGCCGCAACGCCGGAATCGCCAACCCGCACATCTCGCACCACTCGGCCGACACCGCCCCCGCCGGGACCGCATGCAACTGCTTATGCCGCAATAACGCCAGCTGTGCGTCGAATTGCCCCGCCTGCTGCCCAAGCTCGTCTTCCGTCATGCGGTGTTCGGCATTGTGCAATACTGCCAAATCAATCATGTTCACTGTTCCTGTCAGAAAAGCCGGGCGCTGGCCCGGCTTTGCCCATCACCTAATTCATTAAGCAGCTGTTGCAGCGGTTTCTGCGGGCACTGCTTGGCTGGCCGTTGCCGTCACCTCCCGGGCCAGCGGCGCTGCTTGAGCCACAGTCACCACGGACTTGTCAACCAAGTGCGTAATGCTGAAAGAAAAATGCGTCGCCGACTCGTTGTCATCGTAAACCTCAAACGGGAACGACTGCGCAATCGCCGCCACACCGTTCACCGGGTCGGCGGCGGAAACCAGATTAAGATTGGCCGTGCCCACACCGACCACGCCGATGGTCCACGTACCGTCCGCATTTGGATCGACCACCAGCACACCGGTATTGTCCGAACTCAGCACCAAGGTTTCCAGCACCGATGCAGACGTGCCCAGCACCGTCAAACCCAGCGCGGTAAAAATAAAACTTGAAATAAGGCTACTAATCTTTTGCATGTTGTTTGCTTCCTTTATAGGGGTGTATTTTCACAATCCGCGCACCAAGCCCGGATGCAAGCAGTCTACGCGCCGCCCCCGCCCCATTAATTTAAAACGCTTTAAAACATATCCGGAGATTATCAAATCAGAATACCCCAACACCGGAGACCATCCGGTATTTGCCCATCAGCCAGGCCGCCAACACCATGCAAAAAAAAGACTTCATCCAACAAGCTGCCATAGCCTTCCTGCCCCAGCTCAGCTGGGACATAGAACAGACCATGAAATATGCCGAACGCCTCTGGGAGCGCCTGGGCGAAAGTGGCTATGGCAGCGCCCACAAGCACGGGCCAAGGGAAATAGAGCGTGCCTATGACAAACTGCCGACCGCCATGAAAGCGGCCTTCGATCTGTTTTGGCTAGCCTTCGACTACAAACGCGGCAAAGACCAAGCCGCCGCCAGCTGGCTACAACTCAACCCCGACAAAGACCAAACGCAAGCCATCCATGCCGCCGCCAAACAAGAGGCCATCAACCGCAAGAACCTGCCGCCGGAACAAGTGCCCATCATGGCGCAAGGTTGGCTCAACAAACGCCGCTGGCTAGACACCCAAGCCAGCAGCACCGAAATCAAACAACAGGAAGACAACAAACGCGGGCAGGAACTGCACCGCATCAACCAAGACCTCGCCCACGCCAAACGCCTGGCAGGGCAAACCGGCGAACAATACTGGGCCGACGAAGCCACACGGCTCACCGAAAAAATGAAACAACTCAGAGACCAACAACCATGAAACAACCCGATATCCGCAAGCTAAACCAAGCCTGCCAACTCATTGAAGCAGCCTACAACGACCACCAAAACCCCGACGCCGTACCGGACAGCATCATCACCCGCGACGGCGAACAGCACCGCGTCATGTACCGACTAAACGCCCACCCCAACGGCCGGTACTCCACGCCGGAACGTTTCGCCCTCGTCACAGAAAGCCCCGACACCTACCGCGTCAGCATCCGTGGCACCGACTCCTTCCAAGACTGGATCACCGACAGCCGCCTACAACTCGAACCCACCGGATTCATTGGCCAGGCCACCGCCGGTGTCAACGACCTCGCACTGCAACTCCACAATCAACTTGCCTTTCCCACAGACAAACCCATCATCCTCCAAGGCCACAGCCTCGGCGCAGCCATAGCCACCCGCCTGGCCGTGATGGGCCAAAACATCGCCGCCGTCTACGCCATCGCCAGCCCCAAATGGGCCGATGCGGCGTTCGCCGCAGCTTACCAGCAACGCTATGGCGACCGCACCATCCGCCTCGTCAACCAAGCCGACCTCGTGCCCAAACTGCCCGAAGACTTTCCCGGCCTGCCCGAACTCCATCACGTCGTGCCGGCACTCGCCTTCAACGCCGACCACGGCGATATCGCCGCCCGGCACGCACTGGCCACCTATCAAAACAACCTATGGCAATTCGCCTGACAGCAACCCAAACCCAAACAACCAAAGACACAACCGAGGACACAACCATGAAAAAACCCGACCTCAACGCCTTCATCACCCTGCTGCAAGAAGGCCAACAACTCGACAACCCTGCCGTCTGGAAAAACCGCCAGCTGCTCGGCAACCACCTCATCGCACTGCTGGCGGGCGGCGCCGCCCTCGCCAGCAGCCTCGGCTACAGCCTGCCGCTCACCCCCGACCAACTCACCGGACTGGGCGGCGCAATAGCCACCGCCGTCAGCATCGCCAACAGCATCCTGACTGTCACCACCAGCGAAAAAATCGGCCTAAAACCCCAAGCACAACCCCCCGCCCCAACCCAAAACTAAGCAAAACAAAACAAAACAAAAGGAAATCCCAATGCAAACACAACCCTTATTATGCATCACCCTCGCCGCCTGCCTCATCGGCTGCTCCCCCACCGCACAACAAAAAGCGCAACAAGCCGCCGTCGCCGCACAAACCGACATCAACGCCCTCACCCCCGTAGCCACCAAAGCCGTCGATGCCATTCTGCTCGGCACCGGCAACGCCCCCGCCATCCCGCTCAACGACACCGCCTCAGCCATCCTCCAACAAGCCCAACCGGGCTTGCTCAACGCCATCAAAAACGCCCTGCCGGCCACCCCGGCAGCCACCGCGCCTTGCCCCAAACCCTAACCGCAACCCAAGCCAACGCGCACCCAAAAAAAAAGGTTTAGCCGGACAACCCGGCTAAACCCAAACCCAAACACCCGGACAACACCATGCCAACCAACGCCATCCTAACCCACTACATGCCCACCGGCATCGGCCCCGACACCGCCGCCGCCGAACATCAACCCCCCGGCATCCAAGGCGCAATCCGCCTCGCCCAAGCAGACCACGCCCGCTTCACACCCGACATCACCGCCCGCATCCAACAAGCCGCCGCGCCCCACAACCTCCCGTCCGCCTTGCTCATGGCCATCGCATCCCGCGAAAGCCACGCCGGCCAGCTGCTCGATGCCCAAGGCTACGGCGACAGCGGCCACGCCTTCGGCTGGTGCCAAACCGACCAACGTAGCCACGCCCCCGCCGGCCAACCCGATCCCGCCAGCCAAGGCCACTGGGACCAAACCGCCAGCATCCTCACCGAAAACCTCACCCGCATCACCCGCAAACACCCCGACTGGCCACCCGCCCGGCAACTCCAAGGCGCCATCGCCGCCTACAACATCGGCATCGGCAACATCGACACCCTCGACCACATGGACAGCGGCACCACCCACAACGACTACAGCAACGACGTCTGGACGCGTGCCCTCCACTACGCAGGGCTCATCCATGCACTGGACACAAGCAATTAAAGCCGTATGTGCGCCAAACACGAACAAGATGAAGTGGATGGCGATTATGAAGAGCCTGGTTTGGGGCTTGTGATCTTTGTGATTTGCCTGTTGATGCCTTTTTTAATTGTGGGGTGGCTGTAAGCCCCACCCCACGCCAGTCACAAAAAGGGCTTCGAAGTCCGTTTTGCAACAGTCCCTCCGCCAAGGAAATTAGCCAGGCATTTTTACTATGTTTTAGTTTGCTTCTCTTGATGCCTTCACTAAAAATCCAATTCGGCCTTATTCTGCCAAAAAACCAGCAATGCTCGGCCCAGTCTCTCGCAATCGCCAATCGCATTATCGGCACACGTCAAACATGACCTTAAACCTAACGCAGCCGCGTTCAAATTAAAATTACCCACCTTTTCGGCTCTTTTAATTATTGTCTCAACCTGCGGCTGAAATTCACGCATATCAGCCACGCACAACCGATCATTTTCTGTGTTAGAAAACTGCCGGTAATAATCCATATGCACCCCTTTCAACTCCATCCGCACAATATCTTTATAAAGCGAAATTTCCGCCTTGCTCGGACTCTCGGCCTCAGCTGTGCTTAATAATCCTAGACCAACTAAACCCAAAATCACCACAACTGTTTTCATAAATCCTCTCTTGAAAAATTAGACCGTTTTCCTTTTCGCAATCACGATCTAATCGGGCAACACTGCATTTCACAAAAAGGGCTTCGAAGTCCGTTTTGCAACAGTCCCTCCGCCACCCATGCAAAAACCAATCACCCCAGAACAGCCCAAAGACCAGTTCTAACGCCAAGGCCAAATCCTTCACAGGAAAAAACATCAACGCTTATGCGATTTTTTTGACTCCGGTTTCTCTGCTAACTTATTGCCATTCACAACAAGTATATGCAAAGCTGCCACGGCTTGAGAATGATTAAAATCCAGTTCGCTTCTACCTTGAAAATAATAATATAACGTCTTCATGCAATCCTGCTTTTCTTTGTAATCAAAGAGAATAGCCTTAAGGCCCTCTAAAATATCCACAGCACTACTATAAATACCGTTTTTTTTCAGCATATCCGCAGTATTAACTGCTTGATCCACTAACCGCACAGGATCAGACTCAGCACAAACTGACTCGGCATCAGATATCGCCCTAATTGCACGCGCAACACGGATATCACTTTTACTCAAATTTTCATTCGTTTCCAAAGAAGCAAGCTTAAAACCTAGCTCAGACTCTTTGCTTGTATCATCGGCTTGTGCCAAATTCGACAGCATCAGTAAAAAAACCAAAAACTTTATCGCCATAACTCACCTTTATTTACATTCGTTTCACGAAACCACAACTTTACCAATCCGCAACACTCAACGCCCCATTTGTCCTTAAATACAAATACCCTCACAAAATGTGCCGTCATCATCACGATCTAATCGGGCAACACCGCATTCAGTCAAATAAAACCTAGCTTCTCAAGAATGGGCGACAGATTTGCACCCCTTTCTTTCCCATTTGTCCTTGGCTTTGCCCTCTTCAATGGTCTGCCATTGCATATTGCCAGGCTCATCAGCGCCGCCACAAGCAAGCGGGGTTATATGATCAACAACATAACCCGGACAAGGGCCGCTATTTTCACCATTGGCAGGACAAGGGCTAGAGTGTTTGAACTCATTTTTAGCCGCTTCGCTTCGATGTTGCTTTGCCAGTGCTGGCAATGAAAACATATAGATAAGCAAAATAATTACAATTTTCATAAGCACAGCCCTATTGTATAAAAATAATTTACCGGTTATTTAGCCTTCCTTTTCGTCCTTGATTCCTGCTCTCCGTGGCTGGCCCTAGCGGCCATCAACGCCGTACGTTCGACCGCGCTCCTGTCCCCCTCATCGGCGATATGCCGATAGTTGTCCAACAAAGCCGCTTCACGGCTGTTCAATGCCGTGTACGTTGCCGTTTCTTGGGTAATGGCACTTGATCTTACTCCCGTCAGAATGTATTGCACGTCAGCCCCAGCTTGAGCAAAAGCAGCCAAAACCTTAGCGTTCGGAAACGACTTTCCTTTTTCCCAATCGATCTGTGAATGACGAGAGGCACTACCAAGAGCAGCAAAGCCTTCCTGATCAAACCCTAGGCGTTCGCGCTCTTCTCTTATTCGATTACAAATGTTCATTTTTCTATACAAATAATTTGACATGTAGATAATACTCTACAATAATTACCACTAGCACTACACAAACACTGTACAACAATGACCAACTTTAGAAGGAGCGAGTCATGATTAAAACCCCCGCACAAGTCAAGGCGGAGTTCAACGCCAACGGTATCACCGTCAGTAAATGGGCGCGTGACCGCAACTGGAAACCACGCGAAGTGTCCTTAGTCCTAAACGGCCAAGTCAAAGGCCACTACGGCAGGGCTCATGACATCGCCGTTGCCCTGGGCATCAAGCCCAACCCACAACCACAGCAATCCGCCTAGGAGCCAACCATGACCAACCCCATCGTCACCGCCACCCAAAACCACGTCTTCACCACCTCGCTGTTGGTGGCCGAAAAGTTCGATAAAAAGCACAAAAATGTGCTTCGCGATATCGAAGCCATCATCGCAAACTGCCCCGATGAAAGTTTTCGACGGCTCAATTTTGAGCCGTCCTCCTACCAAAACAAGCAAAACAAAACACAGCCCATGTACAACATCAGCAAGGACGGCTTCACCCTGCTTGCCATGGGCTTCACCGGCCACCCCGCCTTCCTCTGGAAAATCGCCTTCATCAACGCCTTCAACCGCATGGAAGCCAAGCTAAACGAACTGCTGGTCACCGAAC